GTTTTAGTAAGATCGTCTGTAGGCCATACCATTTTTTAAACTCCCAAAACTTGCGCGGATATTGTGACAGAATTGTCTATTACCCCGGCGCCATCCCATATCTTAATCCAGGGTCCATTAGTGGCGTCCAAATCTATAAATTCCCAAGTGTAACCGGCTCCAACATTTTTTAAGCTTACATTAACATCAGTTATAGCGCTAAAATTAGACCTTATAGGTAGTCTGACTCCTTCGCCCCCCGCAACAACTGAAAGAGTGCCAGTGTCAAGATTAGTAAATATATCAACGATTGAATCACCGCCGATGTAAATATTAAGATTTTTTATTTGTGGTACGTTTACAGTATTTGTAACTGTAACTTTTATACGAATGTATCGAGCAACAATAAAACCAGTTATTGTTTCATATGACGTATAAGTCTCATCATCATCACTATGGCTTTCTTCTATTAATACAGTCGATTTATCAGAATATGTGCCTTGAACATCAATTGCTATTCTTAAAGATGCCCCTAAATCAATGGCGCTCTCTCCGGTAGGAATAAATGTATAACTAAAACTTGTTTCTGTATCAAAAAACCAGCTATCATAATCGGCCCATGTATCGGTCAAATCTGCCCAAGTGGTTGTCGTGGAGGCCACAAGGCTATTATCTGAAGGCTCAATTCTGCAATTTGTAAGCGTTCCTGGCCAACCTTGACCGCGTGGGTTATCAGTCCTTAGAATTGACCCAAGCCGCCGAGCTAATAATTCTGTTATGACATATTTTGCATTGACTGACTCGCGCCCGCCACGATCAAAAGCTTTTACGGCAAATCTATAAGTCCCCTCAGACAACAAATTAAACTCAAAAGGCGACTGTGTAAGAAGACCTTCGTGCAATGGGTCCATATCTGCCCAAACCGCTGATTGATCGCTACTGTATCTAATTTTATAGCCTGCCAAGTCTATTGGCGGGGTGTTTATTATAAACTCTGCAACCCTAGTCCCGTCGCCGTTTACGCGTAGATCAAATATATCAACATCATCTGGCGGTCCGCTTACACCCTCAACAGTATGCGCTAGCGTGCTAGACCAAGCGCCAAACACGCCTCGCGCGTTAACTGCGCGAACCTGCAAATCAACAGCATCACCATCATCAAAACCGATGACATACTGTTTAGCAGTTGCTTGCCCAATCGCAGGCGCTTGAAACTGCCAATCGCTCCCGGCTGTTAATTTTGCTCTGACCTCATAATGCGTGACAAAAGCATCATCTAACGCTGTCCACGATAAGAGCACCCGCGCAACATAATCACCGCTTGATGCTGTTATAACGTGTGTAATGCCGCTGACAGCGCTTAATCCTGTCACTTGGCCAACAGTGAAAGGATCAGGCAAGTAGGTGTCCGGCGGGGTAGGGGCGCTTGGTGGTACTGTTCTGTCGTATACAGTGCTCTCATGCTCCAATAGCTTTAAAGCGACATTGCCGCCTTTCAATTCTTTGCAGCTAAGAACACGAAACTTTTTGGCAGTCCATCCAGGCTCATCAAGTGTTAAATCAATGACCGCGCCTGGAAGAACCTCAAATGCTTCCTCATTCGCTGTTAATCCAACCGCTATACCTTGCCGCGATTTTTTAAGAACTATTTTTGCGTAGTGCTCGATGCGGTACTGGTTAACATCGTAATAGTTTCGCGTTCTTTTTTGGCTTTCTACGCTGTTATCATTGCTTAACAGTGTTGCATCTTGATATATAAATTGGTCATCAAGATAGTTGTTTTCTTCATTGGGATAGGAAACTACTATTTCGTTGTATCTGTTTTTGACGTCATTTATTGCGTATGTAATACTACCCTCAATTATATTATTACTATTAAGGCTTAACACGCTTGATTCATCTTTTTCTACTATAAGCCGGTATTTGTCGCCCTCTGGTATCAAATGCGCGTTGAAACTTGATAGCATTTCTAATATGTTTTCACGCACCTTTTTACCTGTATCTAAAACGGCATTTATTTGATAGTAATCTGTGTTTTGTCCTGCGCCGCTATATAGCTCTATTTGTGTCTCGCAATAGTTAGATGCGCTGTTGAAATCAGATGATACGAGCTTTGAAGCTGTAATTTTGTATCCTGCACCGTAGCGAGTGTTTGTAAGATAATCATAGAGCGCGAGCGCTGGGTTGGTTGCATATGCTGTTGTTGCTGTTCGTGTGTCATATAGTTTCTTTCCCTGCACTAAAAACTCAAACTTAGGCTCTCGCGGCATGTTTTCCTGATCGTATTTTAGGCTTACTACTGCTTTGCACAATCCTTTTCCGTGATCTGTCGTGCTGTAATCTGCAAATTTTGATTCTAAATTTGTATCATATGTTTGCGCGTCGGTGCCTAAGTATTTTGTAAGTGTGACAAGCCCTGAAAATTTACTATCGGTATATTCAACGCCATCAAGATACATCATTACTATATCTTGGCATTCACCCTCGGCAAGAATAAACTCAATCCACAAAATCTCATTTGTTGGTGCTTTAAAGGCGTCCGGGAAGAGGAAAGGAGCGACGCCTTTAAAATTAATTATTCCGCCTGTCCTGCGCTGGCCGTATATGACCGGGATGTTTTCAAGGCTTCCGCGCTTTGTTATTGTTGTTCCCTGTCCTGGCTGCTCTTGTTCTAAATCTAAAAGCTCACCAAAAACAAAATCAAAAACAGGTTCCAAGATTTCATCAACAACAAAATCCCAAATTTCTTTGAAAATGTTGCCCATTTATTCCTTACCCCACGGCAAGTTTTCGTATTTTCTTTCACTATGTCTCAAGCAAGTATCACCGCTAAAAATACGCTGCTGGCTATCATCATTGGTCTGCCTGCCATTGACGCGCTCAAAATCAACAAATTCACTAACCGCATCGATGGTCATCTGTGAAGTGCCTGCAACCTGATTCATTTTGTTAGAAAAGTTAGCAAAATACCCGCTAAACCTCAAAATAGGATCACCGATAAAAGCGCCCGCGCTATCTAGCCAAAACTTGTAAAGATCAACTTTTTTAAAATATGGCGGTGTAAGTAAAAATGCTGCTGTGTTTGCTTGGTTAACTGCTGATAATTTAAATTTATAGCGCCTAACTTTTAAATCTAAATCATCATCTATTTTGGGTATATCAAGCAAAAAGCCGCCGCTATCATATGTTTCAGCATTATAGACAACATCTTTATAACAGTTTGTTAACAATAAAGGCGTACCAGTATCAACGCGAAACAGCCAATAATGCCGCGATTTATTAGCGGCGATTTCTGTCTGTTGTGCTGCTGTTAGCGTCCTAATCAAACCATAGCCTCAACTAAATCTATCGTAAATTGATCGTAAAAAAAGCCCGATCGTTTCCAACTTATTGTATTTTTGTCTTGCTCGACGGTAAAGGCTACGTTTGTGTGTGTCACCGCTGCGCCGCCGCTTGGTGTTGCAACTAGATCAGGATCAAAGTTAACTGTCGCATTGCCTGAGCCATCGCTGGCTGCGTCTGCGTTTACCATGTAAACCTTTGTATCTCCGGCCAGCGTGAATATATCGCCGGCCTTAACCGCATCAGAATCATTATTGCTAAAACCAGTCATCACAATAGTGTTATCATCAGTCACGCTTGAAACTGTAATAGTACCCCAACTGCCGCGCGGATTTTTTAATCCATCAGGTATTATTGTAAATGTTTCATACCCGCCGCGTTGTGAATTTAAAAAAGCCATAAGTGACCTTGCTTCGTCGGGTGTCATTGCATTAAATGAAACCTTCAACCGCCACAAATGATACTCGCCAAGCCGTGTAAATCTTTTTCCTGATAGAGAGCGCGATCTAAACACTTGCTGATCACTTTCAAGCTCAATTGATCCGATTTCAAAAGTTGTACTTAATTGGCCGCTCATCTAATTGGGCCTCCAGTCATGCCGCGTGACTCATAGCGCGATTGTACCATGCTTGCAATAGCGCCTTCATTTTGCATTAAAAAATCAACGCCGCTTTGTGTGTCAATTGCTTGGATAGTAAAATTATACGTATTGCCCATCATGCCGCGCTGATTGTCTTCTTTTTTAACAACACGCTCACCTTTTTCCAACAAATATGTGCCTGTGCGTGGCACGTAATCGAGGCCATCGTGCGCTTGGCCCATTAAGCCGCCCGCTTTTGCGCTGGCCATCGAGGCGATTTGAGCGCTTGCAGCAATACCGCTTGATGCAGCAGCCGCCAAACCTGCACCGCCAGCAGTGGCTATGTTAACGGCTAATGCTGCGGGCGCGTATGCTGACGTAAGTATAGCTGCACTTTTAACGCCTAGCGCCGTTTGCGCCACTGTCTGACTCATGCCGAATTTAGCTTGAATGGCGCGCTGTATGCCGATCTGAATAAGCGTGCTTATCACTTGCTTTGCAACGCCGCGCATTACTTGTTGTAAGCCTTTGCCTAAGCTTTCTTGATCCATGATTGCTGACGCAAAAGCATCACCAACGCCAGCACTAAAACTATCTGTTACGCCTTCCCATGTTGCGCGCCATTCTTCTGCGCGCTCTTTTGATTTTTCCCCGAATAGCTCATCATTTGCGTTTAATTGTTCATATGCTGCCGTTGACGCTTCAAGCCTTGCGTCATACATGGCTTTTTCCATTATTAAAGTCTGTTCTTGAAGCTGTACATGCGAATCCATGCCATCATTTTTCCATATATCAGGGCTTACTTGATTAGCGGCTTCTTTCCTGGCTTTCTCTTGTTGCTCTGCATATTTTTTTGCTGCAAGCTCGGCTTTCACTGTTTCCCTTTGTGCCGCTTCCCACGTTTTAACATGGTCATCCATCCCATCACTTTCATATATATCACCGATGACAGGTAGTGGTGATTCTGCTTGCTTCTTTTTTAATTTGTCTATTTCATCCGTTAATTCTGCCACTCTATCTCTTGCGTTTTTTGCCCATGTCTCAAAATAACTGCCCCTACCTTCGTATTTCTGTATTATTCTTAGGTTTTCTTCTAATTTCTCGTTTAGATTTTCTATTTGTTTTGTTACCAGGATGAACTTTCCTACGTTTAACCCTTCTCTAATTTTTTTGGCAAAATCAGTAAGCCAATTAATTGCATCTGATCCAGGGCCAGAAACGAGCAAAGTTAATTCTCTGCCTAAAGCCTCGACTGCCGTTGATAGCTCTTTAAATCGTTTGGCCGATTCGCTTAGTTGTTCGGCCTGGTCTTCAGATATTACGCCGGCCAAGTCTCTATATTCGGAAGTCATGCCTCTTATTGCATCACTTCCCTTAGACAAAACATCAACCATTTTTGCAGCTTCGCCCGCGAAAATTTCCTCAGATAAAAAAGCCAATCTTTGCTTATCGTCTAAATCTTTAAAAGCATCAGCTATTTTTAATAGCATTTGATCTGTTTTAAGCTTTCTTACATCTTCAACTTTTAAGCCTATTTCTTTAAAAGCGTCAACAAGTGGCCCTCCACCAGTAGCGGCGGCCTCTCCTAGCCTCACGTTTAATTCTTGCAATGTATCTTTGAATTGCTCGGCGCTCACATTTGCATTTTTTTCAAAAGCGTCGGAAAGCTCTAATAAGCTTTGTGTGCTTATCCCTAACTGATCAGCCCATTTTTTTGATTCTGAAACTGACTCAATTTGTTTTTTAGCCATCGCCGCATAAGCGGTGCCTATTGCTGTGATTGAAACACCAGCAGTTTTTGCAATGCTCGATAGTTCAGTTAACCCACGCTGCGCCGATTGAACCGCGCGCCGTGTGCGATCTTCTGCCGTTATTCTGATGTTTGCATTGTTAGCCACTTGATAAACCTCATCGCTTCCATATAGGGCGCTGGTTGGCTTGATATACCGCCATCATTTATAAGATGACCGTCTAAATAATTGCTATAAAGTTTCAGCCAAAAGGAAGCATCACGATCAACTTCTGTCAAAAAGCAAGTATTTTGCCTGATGTTATAGCCTTTTAACCGTATTTCAAAAATATCGCTTGGCGCTGCATTATTCTTGTCACAGTGACGCCCCCATCGGCATGTTTTACAATCGAAGGCATCACTATTAGCCATTACGTTATAGGTTATAACTAACTTTTTTTTTCTTCATCAGTTAGCGTGCTTGCAACGTATATTTCACTTGCTAACTCTAATCTTACTTTTGTAGGCAAATATTGCTCATCACCTTTTTTATAAATCATCCGCCTATCGTTTTCATCAGTAACGCCGCACCAATCTAACAAGCACTTATCAAGGCAATATTTAATGGCATCAGGCGGCAATACTTGATGACCTGATTTGATCATGTCAATTAATAAATAATTCATCTGCTCAAGCTCTACCTCAGACAGTGGCCGCAACTTAAATGTTACGGCCTCATCCTCTGTTAGTTTGTGCTCAAACTCCGGTAATGATTTCCTGATTTTAATCATGTAAACACCAAGTTTATTTCATCGTCGCCGCTCGATTCAGCAAAGCCAACCTGGATTTCCTGCGTTCGGATTCCTTCGCGTTCGCCTTCCTGAATATCTTTGTAATAAAGATTCGAGCTGGTTATTGTGTAAATGTTTCCAGCCGTGCCGCCAATTGCGCCAGTGCTGAAGCTGTTTGTTGCGTTGCTAGTCCAATCAGACTCGAATGGATTTGTTGCAACCAGAACTGACTCGGGGTCAATCGTTCCAGACACATCACGCGAAGCTATGCGAATTTCACCAACGCCATTTGCTTCGTTGATGCTCATAGGCTTCGCTATTTCGTTTGTAAGGTCAATCTCAACCTTTGTTACCTCAACGCTAGTGCCGCCAATTGCAACAGCACCACCGACAACCTGAGGCGGTATAACTGAGCTATAAGTTGGGTCAACTATCGCCGTGTCAGTCTCGGCAACCGGATGCCCCGTCATTGTAAACTCAATCATGCCATATTCGCGGGCTTCAAGAATAAATTTGGCATTACCGCGAACACCGCGCATGATTTTAAGCTTACCATCTTGATAGTAATACAGCACGCCGCTGGGTATTGATGTTGTATCGGGCGCATATGTTACGCTCACGCCTGCTGATATTGTTTCGCTCATGCCGCACGCTTGCAAAAGCTTTGACACTTCGGGAGCCGTTCCTGCGGTGCCTGATCCTTTCAATTCGCATTTAAAGGTTACTGTGGCTGTGCGCCCACCGTAAACAGTTTGGAAACTTGCCAGCGTATCTGATGGTCCTTGCCGCTGTAATGTTTTTGCCTCATTAGACCAGTTAACATCAAAAACGAAAACAGCATCAGAAGCATCAGCCGTGGTGCTGTCTCTATATGTTGATTCAAGCTCAAATAAAATTGCTTCGCGGCGAACTAACATTAGTTTAACCCTCGTGTGCGTTTATATGTGATTCTGTAAATTCGTGAAGCGACCAATAAATTGCGCTCTAAGTCTATCGATTCAGCTAAGTTGGTGCCGCTTATCTGGTCTATCTTCATTATATCAGGCAAGCGATCAGAAAGCCTTTTTATTATAGCGTCTGCATCTTTCATTGATTGCAGTATTGCATCAGTATGCCTATTAAATCCGCCATCTACCGCCATGAATTTAAGCTCAACATCAAGATCAACTATATAGTGATTGTAATGATAATCCTCTAATGATTCGCCCGCGCTAGTTATCGTTATTAGTGGTAAGTCTTCAATATCAAGCTTAGCATCAACCCATAAAATACTTTTAATGTTCTGAACGTTTAAATCTAATCTGTTTTTTATATCGTTTAATATTAATTCTGTTGGGTGCATTAATAATCAGCCTCTTTAACTAAAAAGCTATAATTAACGCTTTGCATAATTACGGGGTATTCTATTTCTGTTCTTGTTTCAAAAGCGCTTGTGCTTTCTTCTTTAAAATCCACGACACTAGCAGGCAATTGAAAACTTTCTAAAACTTGGCTTATTCGCTCGCGTATATTGCAAAGCTCTTTGATGCTCCAAAATGCTGTGCGGTTTATAACGTGTATTCCAACGGAATATATAACGCGCTTATGATTTTGCTTTAGTGTCGAAGCCTCTGTTATCTCTGAACTATCTAATGTTATAGTTATACATGGCATTAGATCGGGCGTGATTCTTTCGATATCATAACTAAAAACATTAGGGCCAACGCCTTTAACATTCATTAAAAGCGAATCTTGCAGCCATTCTAAAACGTCACTTTCCGCGCTCATATCGTCTCACGTATGAAATCAAGCTCAACTACTTTTATACTTTTATCGCTGTTATGATCTGTTATGCTTTTTACCATGTATTCAGTGGTGCCGCGTAAAATTGTGTCGCCTCTTATCATCCCGTTAATGTTCGCGGCTGGTATAGTAAAGTAAACATGATTTATATATACGCCCTCAAATTCCTCTCTAACATCAAAAAACATTACTGTTAATGTAGATCCTTTGTGAGTTACAGTTATTGCAAACTCACCTGAAACGTAAAATTCATTTAAATCGGACTCAAAAACCATGAATAAACCTTTAAAAATGCGGCCAAACTTAAAATGCAAGCCTGACCGCATCCGGGGCAATCGTTAATATTAGGTGAAAGTAGTCATGCAGCAAGATTGCCACATGCCAGGTCCAACATTACGAACAGCTTTGACGCCATATTCATGTTCGTCAAATTTATGCTCGTGTTCTGAACCTTCGGCCATGCTGCTAATAGATACCGGCACCTCATCTTGTAAAATGATGGGCTTAACCGGAGAATCCACAGCAAACGTCATCATTTTAGTTGTCCAAGTTAAGCGTGGATTAAGCACAACATTAAGATTAACACCGTTCAATGCGTTAGTCTCGCCGCTTGCGATAAGCTCCTGTACCACTGCTTTATGCGCAACAGACCAATAGGTAGTTGGCACCATCACCAAAAAGTTTGAAACATCTTGGTTAATCGGCTCGCCTTGGTCATCCTTAAAAGTATACATTTGCTGAATGCTAGCAAGGATCGCGTCGACCATTTCTGATACTGTCGGAGTTGTGCCAGTTGCAGCCGCAAAAGTAACATCATTTGAAAGCGTGCCGCTGTCACCGTCAACATGATCAGTATCAACTAAGAACTGACCATCATAACAGACTGTGCTTTCAGCCGCGTCGATTAGCTCGCTCGTGATTTTAGTCCAATGACCATTTGCACGACGAACCAAATCATCAATTCGAAGCTGCACCTGCGCTATTTTATCGCGTCTGATTTCATCGACGCTCAAGCCCATTGTGGCCTCAAACTTTTTGTTAACAATCGTGATGCCATAATCTTTAGGCTTTGATTTTTGTCGCCCGCCGATCCATTCGCGCATCACTGGCGCCATCCCTAACCACTTGTGAGTTTCGCTGGCTTGGTCGCTTGGAATATACATCCCAACTTGAGAAACCCAGTTAGCAGGCAGCTCAGTGAGCCGTGGATACATATAGCCGAGCACATCGCGGCTATGCGTCGATTGTAGTCCTTCTGTAGCCATGATTTTTTACCTTTTAAGTTGTTAATAAACTGTTGAAAACTTGTTGCTGATTTAATTTAAAATTAAGTGCTTAAATCAGTGTAAATCTCTTTGGATCCTAAGATCGGCTGAACAACACAAGATGATCCGCTGATGTATGACAACACGATACCCACAAGGGAATTACTGCCCTCTGTAAGTGTTAACGTGTCATCGTCTGAAGCGTAGACCGGTAGAGTAACGCTTGTCACATCAGAAACGCCGGTAACATCCATAACGAAAGGTATAGTCGTTGCTACTCTAACATTTTTATCGCCCGCCGAGCCTGCTGAATTATCTACAGTCTGAACGGCCACGCCTAGATAGGTGTCGCCCGCCTGAATCGGCCTAGCATAGCCTGAGCTAATGCCAACGATTGCGCCCTCATAGATGATATCTGAAGCGACCACAGGATAATCTTGATATTCTCCCGTGCTTAATTTTCTTGGTGATGCTGCGGCAAGTGTAGCCATTTTGCTTTACCTCTAGTTAGTTAAAAATAAACTTCATTAAATTAAATTAAGATCCAATGCGCTTAATATGACCAAGCTTTACGCCTTTATTATATGCTTGATAATTGCTAAAGCTTGAAAACTTATCTTTCACGCCGCCCTCGTTTTTGTCCCATGCTTTTTGTTCTGGGTCGCGCTGATCTTCAAACTCATCAGTTACCGGCGCTTGTGTTTGTTGGATTGATGCAGCGATTGATTGCCCTTGTTCTTTCATTGCTTTAACAAGTTGCACAGCTGCTTGCTCTGCTGTTGTTTTTCCATCAAACATCATAGCTTCAATTTTTTCCTCAAAGCCTGGAATTGATTGCGCTTTTACGCCCTCGATTCGCTCGCGTTCTGCTACTGCGCCAAGCTCAATGCCTTTATTTAAAATTGCAGTATATAAGGCGTTATGCTTAGTTTCGAAAAAATCGGGTGTAAAGTTTTCTTCAGCGATAATGATTTGTGTTTTATTTTCTTCAGACATTGATAGTCCCTCTTTCATTATTAATGATTCTAAATTGCCAACGCGATCAGCCATTCCAGCCGCAACCGCTTCAGCGCCAATTACTAAGCCACCCTTTCCAAAATAGGTTATAACATGTTCTGCACTAACTTTGCGATATGTTGCAACATCATTTATAAAAACTTGCGCCATTTTATCGACCATGCTTTGAATACTTGCGCGGCCTTCATCGCTGTTTGCATCTAATCGTTTGTTAGGGCTTTGGCTGCTTACTATTTCCAGCGTGTTTTCATCTTCGCTTAGATCAATTGTTGCAACCGTGCCGATACTGCCAACCAACCCAGTAGAACTAATTATAACCTCATCGGCGGCGCTTGCCATCCAGTATCCAGCACTAGCAGCCATAGCGCCAACATATGCAATCGTGGGCTTTGTGGATGTATGGATCATTTCGGCCAGCGTGCTGATCTCTGTTGCTTCGCCTCCTGGTGTGTCAAAATTAAAAATTATGTTTTTAGCGTCTGATTGTTCAGCCTCGCCAATCGCTTTAACAATGGCATCCGTCGAAGTTGCGCCGCTAATATCTGTGAAAAGATTGGCGTACCTAAAAATCGGGCCAGTAATATTAATAACAGCAGATTGACCGCGATATTCTAAAACCGGATTTTGCCTGCTTTGCTCGCCCGTTTCTTTAGATAGAGTCCAAAGCTCGCGCAATTCTTGGTTTTCACGCTTCGCGATCGTCGCTATCGTCTTCAGCTTCTCTGTCTGAATCGCCCAAGGTGTTTGGCTGATCTTCTCTAATGCTCTCATTTTCTGCTAGCTCCTCATTTTCTCCGATATCTTTAAGCGTAATTGGCATTCTATAAGGCTGTTCTTTCCAAACTTCCATCACGTCACTTGACGCCGCCGGCAATCCTATCTGATCTCTAAAGTAATTTTCATCGTCAATAGTTGGTGTTATTGCACCAGCTCTAACGCCTACGCCAAAAGAATCTATAACTGTTTTTATTGCATCATTTCCAGAGTCATCAGAGTTTATTGTACTTTCCAATTCTGCCTCTTTAGACCTCTGTGCATAATTCTTTTCATAATCGCCGCCGTTAATTTCTAGCGTTTCTTGTGTTCGCGTTGTTAAACCTAAATTAATGCGCTTCTCGGCTGCGTTAACATCTTTGAGCGGGTCAAGGCTTCCGTAGGCATCTCCAACCCAAATTGATTTAAGATAAGCTTGTCGCGTTTCATAATCTGCAAAAAATCCAGGCGCGTTAAGCCTGCCATTTGCAACCGCCTCAATGATTACGCTCTCATAAATCGGTTGGCAAAAATTAGTGCCAAACCAGAAACGGCGTTGCTTAAATGCGCGTTGCGCCTCGTTTAATGCTGCTCGTGATGCGCTGTAAGAAGCTGTGAAATGTTTTATCATAAGCTCATATGGCAAACCTAATGCCACGCCAATTTGACGCACTACAGACAGCACAAATTGATCAAATCCGCTGTTTGGTCGGCCTGGGTTTGCTGTGCTGATATCCTCGCCCTCAGCCAAACCAACTATTGCACCGTTGCCCATCTCATAGCTGCTGTCTGATGGGCTTGATTGTTCGTCTAAGCCATCATAAAAATCTAATTCCGTGTTGCCATCGGGCGATTTAATAAAAACCGTGAAAAGCCCACTAACAACCGCCGCTTGTAGCTCAGCCTCGGTATATCGGCCCAATTGTTTAAAAGCCTCAATGACTGGCGCTAATATCGGACGCCCGCGCGGCTCGTTGATTGCTCGTTTTCTAAATGCGTGCAATATATCAATATTGTACCCATCCATCGAATCACGCCGATACCTTGACCATTTCACAGTTGGGTCAATGCGCGAACCTGGGTTTGTGCTTGCTATGTGATAATAACGAGGCACGCCGAAGCCATCGCGCTCTATGCCGCCAGCTATACGCCGGTTGTCTGTGTTCCAGTTTGGGTTCGATATTCGCTTACTATCAATCAGGCGCCAACACGTACCTAAAAAATCATTATTAACAAATTGGCGTTGAGCGAAGGAATCGCCGGTTAATAATGTGCTAATAAAAGCGGTTTGCTGCATTTCCGCAAAAGTTTGTTCACGTTTGGCGTCACATAACTTTGAACGCGCCCAAAGATTAAAAACCCGTTCGGCATCTCGTTGCCATGCGTCGGCCTGCTCATCGCTAAGATTTAAAAACTCGGCATCAACTTGTGATTGCACGCGCAATCCTGTCCCCACGATATTATCAGCAAGGCTTGATATAGCGCCGTGTGCCATCGGATTGTTGCGATCTAAATCAAAAGAACGATCAACCAGCGAATCATAATCATCTAGCAACACTTCGCCGCTGTCGCCTGATTTCACGCGCCAGCTTGCTAGGCTCTTGCGTGACTTTGACGCGCCGCTGAAGCCATCTAAGGCGCTGATGGTCATCTTTGCGCGTTGCCGCTGTAACGCCTTTTGTGGGTCGCGCCATTCGTAAAATTTATCAATTAAGCTTTTCTTAGTCACGCGCTGTTATGCTCCGTGCAATTAAGTTACCGTTTCGGCCTCGTGATAATCGGCGGCACTGCTTATCCCAAAATTCTATCGCGTCTTGAATTTCTCTTATATTAGCATAGGTTAAGCTTCGACCATCAATGCTATAACTTTGCTTTAAAGCGACCTTTTCAGCCGCCGTTAAGTATTCAGTAAGCTTTTGCTCGCATTGAGCCAGTGTTAAGCCTGCCATGATATCACCTATTCAACCTTTGTAGTTTTCGGCTCAAATGATGCTTAAATCTTCTTTTAAATTGTCTGGCGCCCATCTTTGCTATAACTTTTGCAGCTCTTTCACTCCCTTCAATTTTTGATTTATAGTACAAAGCTACAACTTTACTAGAACGCCATTTATTAACATGCCCGCCATACTTTTTTGAATATCTTATAGTTGGGTGTCTCTTTCCCCACATTTCAGAACCGCTTTTTCTGCCTATAAATTTAAATGCGCGCCCTGTTACAGGCTCGTTTGTGGCTGGGCTTGCAAGCCAACTGTTAGCGTCTGATTCAGTGAAACCATGTCTAGTGCTCATCCTTGAACCAAATTCGTTTATGTAAACCACTCCTGAAACGCCGTCATATAATGACCCTTTGCTTACACCATTAAGATAATAACCCCTATAGAATGAGGGCTTTATCATATAAACTAAGTCTTTTTTTCTTATTTCTTTATTTTTTAATTTTAATCCCCTTTCAGATAATCTTTTTCTTACCCATCTTACGGCTCTGACTTCAGAATATTTTATAGCGTTACGCATTGCTGACATTGCAGCGGGCTTAACTGCTTTTTTCTCTATATCTCCTAGACTCTTGATTGCTTCATCAATGTTTTGAGTTACTTGTATTCTCACATAAAGCCTTCTCTATGAATTTTAGGAAGTGATGCTATAACTTTGTTAATGTCGCTGTTTATGTCAATTTCCAATTATCTAACCTCTACAATAAGCGACCTATCAGCCGTAAACATTACATAATCAGGATGAGTTAAATCTTTATAATAAACATCTAAATAATAATTTCCAGCGGGTGCAGACACTTTGCCTAATCTTACGTTAAACTTACCTCCGCCTGGTGATGCATCAAAGATTAAAGGATCATTTGCGCTATCTGCCTCATAAGTGTTAACTCCATCACTTAATGACACTTTAAGCTCGGTATAGTTGTTTAGTATATGTGGCTCACCGTCATTATATAAAGTTATTTGTGTCCAATTGCTGGCGCCATCTTTAACTTTTACCCTGTAAGGATCACCCCAAAATTTATCAAATTGCGCAATAGGGTCATATATATCAAGTATTTCTGAAGGCGCGGCCAGCGTGTTAATTAAAAATGTATCTGATACGCTACCCTGTGAATTTGTACCAGTGACAGTTACAACAAAAGGCGCAGCATCACTATCTGATTGATTCCAGGTTCCCCCTAATCCGTTTGTTTGCTGAATTATGCCCGTTCCAACTGGCAAGCCTGCTACTGTGTAACTTGTTGCATTCTGTATATAATTAGTAAAATTAATACTTACCGCGCCGCCTATGTTATAGCTGAAGTCTGGAAAGCCAGCTATAAGAATAGGCACTATTGAAGCGCTAACAGTTATCGAAACCGTACCAGTTACGTTTCCGTCAGCATTTGAAGCGGTTAAGGTGAGAACATACGGGCTAGCTGCAACATCAGACGCATTAGGCGTGCCAGTTAACAATCCAGCGCTTGAAAGGCTTAGACCGCTCCCCGATGGTAATACTGTTGTAATACTTGTTTCATTTGCAAAATATGACGCAAAATTAACACTAACGCTAGTGCCTTGTGTAAAGTTTTGCGCTGGTATAGGTCCATTAAAAGTTGGTGGCGCTAGTGCATCTATCGTGGCTGTAAATTGCAGCCAGTCACCATTACCATCTGCATTAACAGCACGCGCCCTATATACGATAGGGCTATCTGGCGGCATTGTCGAATTTGGAGTCCCACTTAAAACGCCATTCGCCGAAACAAAGCTTAAACCGTATGCCGTGAAAGTTGGCTCCGCATCTGTAAATGTTCCGTTATCATCATACTCAATTTGATAGCTAGTTGCGCCGCTAATAAATGCGGATAAGACCAAGCTAAAATTTACGCCTTCTTTCCAGCTTTGTGA